ATGGAAACTAAATTAGATTTTACAAAAATTAAAGAGCAGTTACCCCACGGGGCGCAAACTGAAATAGCAAAAATGGCAAAGGTTACAAACAATACCGTCCATTTAGTATTAACCGGCAAAAGCGATAACATAGACGTGCTTAATGCAATAGCCGATTACCTAACCTGCCTTAAGGAAAAAAAAGCAGCCGCCAATAACAGGCTATCGTCCCTAATTGATTAATTGCTAAAAGTAGTTATATGCCCTTTGAGTATAATGGTAAAATTGGCCTCACAGATTTAGAGCTTCTGCCGTTCTTTGGCACGCTTGCGAATTTGAACAAAGCCAAAACGCGCGGCAAAATAAAACCATTGCGCAGGGGTGGTAATGGCCGTGAAGCATTAACCGATTTTGATAGTGTAGCTATAGAGATACAGGCCGCTATCGGCGACCCTCGTAACGTTAAACACGTTTTTGAAAAATATTATCGCACCGACAACGAGGCAAGGCGATTTTTTACACAATATCAACTCGACAACGGGTTTTATTTAGCTACCGAATTTCAGGATAAGTATATCATTAACGCCAACGTACTAAAGACAATAATCGGTTTTAGAGCCGATATACAAAAAGAGCGCAAGCATAAGGGTTTAAACCTTTTGGGTATAGATGAAGTATTACGGGGCCACGCTATAACATTCCAAAAAACGCTTAACACTAAATACAACTGCCAGCACACTTTACCGGAAAGTTTAAAGCGTTTTAAACAGGTTTTAAAAGACTTTGAAAAGCTGGGTTACAAAACGCTTGTTTCGGGAAAAATTGGTAACGATAACAGCAGAAAAGTATTTGAAAATACTATTGGCTTATTGGAAAGCATGTTTGCAAAAAATTCCACAAAACCAACGGCAACCGATGTTCACAGAACATACGAGGCTTTTATCAGCGGCTCATTAGAAGTTATTAATAATGAAAGCGGCGAAGTTTATAACCCAAAAGGCTTTAAGAAACTAAGTGTTGCTACCGTTACCGGCTACCTGGCACAATGGCAAAGCCAAATTGCTACACATAGCGTAAGAAGTGGCGACCGCCAACGGTATATGCAGGCTTTTAAACCGCACCATTCAACCGATAAGCCAAAATATGCGGGCAGCTTAATTTCGATAGATGACAGGCAGCCACCTTTTAAAATGCCGGACGGCAAAAGGGTTTGGTTTTACATGGCTATTGATTTGGCAAGTGAGGCATTTACGTGCTGGGTGCATGGCAAATCAAAAGAGGGCATTATAACGGAATTTTACCAGCAATTGGTAAGGAACTATGCCGAATGGGGCGTTAGCCTGCCCGACGGCTTAGAATGCGAAAGTAGTTTAAACAGATCGTTTGAAAATTCTTTTTTGCGCGAAGGTGCAATGTTTCAAAATGTGCGCATAGAACCCAACAACGCAAGGGGCAAAAAAATTGAGCGATATTTTAGAGAATTGCGATACAATTATGAAAAACAGCGCGAAGGCTGGATAGCCAGGCCGTTCGCGCTAAGTGAAAGTAACCAAATAGGCAGCCACGACGTGCCTACGTTGTCGTATCAACAAATAATTGATAACTGCCTGGCCGATATAGAAGAATGGAATAACATGCCACATAGCGTACATACTCACTTATCCCGGTGGCAAGTTTTTGTGCAAATGCAAAATCCTAAACTACAAGCAACTAACTATAACAGCTTTTTGCCGTACCTGGGAGAAACGACAACAACAAGTGTGCATGCTGGGATGATAAATTTTAGAGGTTCCAAATATTTATTAGGACAGGACGACCAGGTTTGCTTGGGTGAAAAACTGGTTAACCTAATGAAAAAAGTTGAAGGTAAAACCATAACCATATACTGGATAAATGGCAATGATGGCGACGTAATTAAAGCGGTGATCTATTTAAATGACACACAAATTTGCGAGGCCGTTCCCCAGCCGACGTATGCCCGCGCTATTATTGAACGCACCCCGCAATGCCTAATCAATTACAAAATAATGAGCAGCTACGTAGCTACGATTGAGGCCTACGCTAAGCAGCGTAAAAACGAAATTGAAGCGGTTACGATAATTGACAATACCCCTAAACGCGAACCAACATTTACAATGACCAATATAAAACAGCTTAAACCAACCAAAAGGCAAACCGGCGGCCTGCTGCCCGAACTTGACGACATTGAAGATGCGCCAGCCCAAAGCTTTGTGAGATCATTAAAAGACAGATTTTAAAATATACGTTATGATAGAAATTTCAAAAGAGATTAAGAAAAAAGCAGTTGCGGCGTTGCTTGAGGTGCGCGGTAACTTTAGTGGTAGTAACGAAAAATTTGCCCAGCAATGGGGTTTTCGTGGCGCAATTTGGAGCCGGATGCGTTCGGGCCAGGTGGACGGCCTTATAGATGACGCTAAATGGCTGAATATATGCCGCGAACTTGATGTTGTCGCCGGTGAAAGAAAATGGAAAGCGGCTAAAACAGATGTTTTTATAACCATTGAGGACGATGTGCTTTTTTGCAAGCGGTACGCGAAAGCAAAAATATTTGTGGATGAATGCGCGATAGGCAAAACGTTCACGGTTAAATACCTCTCCAAAACGCTACAAAATTGCTTTTATATAGATGCCAGCCAGGCCAAAACGCAACAACTTTTGGTACGCAAGCTGGCTAAGGTTATCGGCCTGGACAGCACCGGCACCTATAACTCAATAAAGGACGAGATAAAAGCCTATTTGAAAATGTTGCCTGAACCTATTATCATAATCGACGAGGCGGGCGATCTGAATTATAATGCCCTGTTGGAATTAAAAGAGTTTTGGAACGCTACCGAAGGGGCCTGCGGTTGGTATTTAGTTGGCGCTGATGGGTTGAGGGAAAAAATACGCCGGGGCATAGATGCACGTAAGGTAGGTTTTAAAGAAATTTTCAGTCGCTTTAGCGGCAACTTCACCAGTTGTGTACCGAAAGGCGATCAGGACAAAAAAGCCTTTTACAAGAAGCTACTTACCGATGTGCTGGACGTAAATATGGAAAATAAATCACAAATGGACGTGGTTATAAGACGCTGTATTGCTAATGATATGGACGGCAACGCGGGCGGTTTACGCCGGGCTGAAAGTATGATAATATTGAATGATTAACCTAAATTTTAAAATTCATAATTATGAGCATTATTAAAAAAGGCCTAAATGCCGACCGGGATTTTGAGACGTTTAAGCACGAAGCCGCAGTGTTGTTTATTAAGCACGGAATGACAGGCCGGGAGATTTGTGCAAAGTTAAATATCCCTACTGGTAAATTTCAAAAATGGAGTACGGCAGGCCAATGGCAACAGCTGCGCCCCGAAACAACACACAAAAAGCCGGGGCCAAAAATACATGAAGCGGCAATCTTATACATCAAAAATGGCCTGTCAGCAATCGCAATAAGCCAGGCGCTTAACGTCTCTGTGCCAACAATATCTAAATGGTGCAAAGAAGGCCAATGGGAAGTATTACGCCCGGACTTTTTAGTAATGGCAGAGTACAAAGCGGCTAACCTGTACATAAAAGAAGGCCGCAGCGCCTGCGAAATATCCCAATTGCTGAATGTGCAGGAACCTACCATAAAATACTGGATTTATGCCAACGGATGGGATGCCGCCCGTTTGGTTAGCGCCTCAACAAACCTAATAGCTGATGTGGTAGCGGCCTTTTGCCAGCACTATAAAACCATGTTTCCCAAACAAGCAACCGAAATAGAATTTGCACAAATTGAATACATTAAAACAATAACCCCCAAATTATAAAGCCATGCAAACAGCTACAAAACCACAAATAGTAAAGCTTCATGCGTTATTGCATAACCTGGGCTTAAAAGATCAAAAGGCTGATATTATTTACAACCTGACCGAAGGGCGCACAGAGAGCAGCCGGGAACTTACCATAGACGAAGCGCGGCGGTTGATTACCAGCCTTGCCGGGTACGACCCTAACGAGCGGTTAAAAAGCATTATATTTTCATTAGCCTATCAGGCAGGCATTATTTACGGTGATACACCCGAAGATAAAAAAATGAATACAGCTAAGCTTAATATGTTTTTAAAAGAGCGCGGCGCGGTTAAGCTGGAACTTAACCAAATGCACTATAATGAACTTATTAAAACGCATCGCCAGTTTGAGGCCATTGTGAAAAGCGTAAATGCAGCCAATGAAAATAAGCAAGCCGGTACAGCGGTAAGGAATTTATTAAATGAATTTAATATACCCGTAAAATGAGATACAAGAACGTAACCAAATCAATACCAGTAGATATTAACGGCCGCAAATCCTCACTCAATAGCTATTTGTTGGGAATGCCGGAAAGGCCGGTGCCACCGGCGCCGACGCATTATGTTATGGTTGATATTTTAAACAAGGATTTGTCAATAAAGCGAATAACCATATATTATAATCCGCAGGACACCTGGACAAACAGCGAATCATCATGTTTTATAAATGATCGCCCACGATGGATAGGCGATTTAATCGGGGGGCATTTAGGCTTTTTAGCGCTTGACCCCAATACAATGGCCTACACTTATTGGTTAATTGAAGTAGTTACAAATAGCGTTATATGCAAAGGTTTTCAATATGATTTTTGCAACCCTGATACATATTAGGTAAAAAGTGCCTTTAAAACTGCGTAAACGCACTTTTTACCCAAATGAAACATTGATAACCTGCACCTACCCCCTTACATTCGGCAGGGGGTAGGTGCAAAAAACCCAACTCAAAGCCAATGGATAACCACACGAAACCTATTGATTTTACCGCCAAAGCAAAGGGCTATTTTGAGGCTACTCCTACACTTATACGGTTGTTTTTTACCAGCGATGGGCAGGCCTTCAAAATGGAAAACGCCGCCCTGCAACGGGCTAAAAAGTTAAAGGATAAAGCCATTACAGAAGTTTTTAGCCCTAACATGAGCACTGCGGAAATTAAGCAGTTTAAAGAGGCCGAAACCGCAGAGAATGAAGCCGGGGTAAACGCTTCATTTGAACGGGCATTGCCGGAACTGGCAGCAATTATTTGGGATAATGCAAGGCACCAGCGGCGCTAAAAATCACTGCCGTAAAACCACAAAAATCAAGTGGATTCACAACAAACCAATTTTTTTATTAGCATAACCAAAGATACTTTTACAATGAAAAACGGAGAAACCAAAGAATTAACAGCCCTAAAATACACCGATATACGCAAATACTTTTGCACAAGGTATGCTAAAGGAATACGCGTTGATATTATCTATAATGAACTTAGATTAAAGTTTTATTTAGAAAGGCCTTGGTTATACAGGATTGTTAATGCGCCCAAATCAGAAAGGATTACCGGCAACCATAAAAGTGAGGGATTGCCTTGAATAAATTATTAACAGTAAATGAAAAACGTATCATCATAAGCAGAGCAGAAACCGAAGCTATTTATTTAGCCTTCGGTTTTCTTGTTTTAGTAAATGCACCTTATAAAAATTGTTAAAATGCCTAAAAGTAGCAAACGCTTTATACTATCAAATGAAAATTTAAACTCCCACGGCTTTGTTGTAAAAACCGATGGAATTGATTTAACCGCTTTTAAAAACAACCCGGTAATGTACTGGATGCACGTTTACCCGGCAGACGATGAAACCCGTAAGGCCCTGCCAATTGGCTACTGGGATGAAATACAGGTAAATGGTAAAGAATTAAGCGCGGTGCCTGTTTTTGACGATAACGACGCTTTTGCAATGACCATTTATAACAAGGTTGAGCACGGAACGCTACGGGCCGCAAGTGTAGCACTTACCGAGCCGGTGGTATTAGGGACTGATAAAAGCACCTGGGTACCGGGGCAAACCAAACCAACGGTTTCAAAATCAAAACTTGGTGAAGCAAGCATTGTTGACCGCCCATCAAACGACCAGGCCGTTACATTGGGTTTATCGGGCAAACCGCCTATGTATTTGCAGCTAAGTAAAAATGCTCTGAACGATTTAAAAAATTCCAAAATGGAAACTACGACCACTACCGAAAATCCCGATAAAAAGAGCGGCAAGGACTATGAGCCAACCCCCGAAATGGCCGACATTATAAAAAACACTGTAGACGTTGGAAAATATCCGCAAGATATGATCGACAGGTTGCTTGCTGTTGCTTCAAACGACCCCGAAGTAATAGAAACCGTAAAGGGGCTTATCAGGAAACAAGCAATTAAGCCCGAAAATGTAAAGCTAAAATACCATCACGGTTTAATTAGCCAGGCCGCAAACAATAGTTACGATGATATTAAAAATAAAATGGCTGGTGGCCTGAATGATCTTAAAAATTCAGCGCCGGAATTGTACCGCGCTAAGTTCTTTGAAAAACACGGCAGGATGCCATCGGATTTAGTAATGAAACCCGGAGGCACAGGGAATATATAATAATTGATTACACGGCATATTTAAAAGGAATTTAAAGCTTTTATAAATGGATAACACCGGCAAAACGGCGAAGGAAAAAAAGATAGAGCAAAACGCCCTGTTATTAAAGCTGGCAACCGATTTTAATAAACGCCACATTAACGAGGATTTTTAAAAAGGATGAATTGCGTAGAAAGGGATATTTTGCAAGAATCGCTTGAATTGGAAAAGCAGTTAATATAAAATAATGAACCAGGTTATAAAAATTGCACATGTACCACTTGACGAGATCACCCCGGGTATAATAGAAGTAAACTAATATAATGAATAATTCCCAACCAAATGTTTTTAATGTGCAGGATATTTTTCTGCAATTGTACGGGGCTGTGCCCCCGCATATTTCGCAATTGGCTGCCGCGCAAACACCCGCCACCCCCAACACGGTAAATCAGCTTTGGACGCAGCGAAAAACTACACTAACGGGCGCGTCCCTTTATGGTTTGAGCGATACAATGGGCCGTGAAGTGTTTTGCCCGCTCACTTTTACAATCGGCGATAATGTGTACAATTTTCCGTATGCCATTATCGGCCTGAAAAATAAAATTGAAATGAAAAGCACCCCAATGATAGAGCGGGGTGGCGCTGTGATAGAAGAAATGGGCGCTGGCCCCTGGGAGTTTAACATTAAAGGGTTTTTAATGAACGCCGACATGCAGTTTCCCGACGACCAGCTGGATATGATAAATGACATGTACACCCGGCGCGTTCCAATGAGCATGAGTAGCCCCTTAACGGATTTGTTTTTATTAAAAAACGACTGCGTGGTGATTACCAGTTTAGAAATACCTCCAAAACCCAAAGTGATTGGCGTGCGCGATTTTGTAATGACGGTTATAGAAGACAATATTTTGGATTTATATAGTATATCTTGATAATTCGCGCTTCGCGCCCTAATGATTTATTAACGATTTAAACCCTAATTAATATAAAAATGGACCCAGTATTATTATACACCGATACCAATCGTATCAACAAGCAGCAGGCAACATTAGCCAATATGGTACCTGTTTACCAGGCTATTTACACGGCAATTAAAGCAGTAGGCGTAACGGCAACAATAGCCGAAATTAATTCGCTTGTACAAAGCGCCAAAATGAAAGATCAAACACCTTTTGTTAATAACTACATTATGGGCAAAATGGTGGCAGCTGTTAGCCCATACGTTGTTAATGGTGTAACCTTCACATCGGCAGCGGTGGCAAGCTTTATTCAATTGCCCGATACATCCGGCGTTACAGCCGCGCTTCAACCTGTTTGGGGTGGAAATGCTCAAAATATTTTTGTTAGCGAGTATGGCGCACCCAACCTTAATTTATTAGCTCTTGCGGATGATGTAATAAGCGCCGTAGCGGGCGCAAACGCTACGATTGCCGAATTATACGCATACTACACGGCCACTGATGCGAGCGCAACGCTTGCAAATAGTTTACAAGCCGTTTGTGATGCCTTAAACACATTTGATGCAGCCAACAATAATTTTTATGCCCATAAAACCCCGGTCGGAGATGAGCGTTGGAAGTCGAACGCAAGCAGTACAGCAATAGCAGGCCTGGAGCTTACAGTAGCCAATACCTTTGTGGTAAGTTTAAATTTTATAAGGGAGTATGAGAAAATTGGAAATTTGAATTTTTTCCGCAATCAGCGGTAAACATAACGGCATTTAAGTTTGCTTTTCGTATTGGCGGCTTAAATATTTTCATCAGGTTTTTGGAGTTAACCCGGCTGTTTAATCGAGCAGTCGGGTTTTTTAGGTAGCCTTACAATTTTGCAAATATGCTTAGAGGCAATCAGGCCTTAATGAATATTGTTTCCAACGATGTAAAAATAGCATCGGAAAAACATGTTAAGGGTTGTTTTACAGACGAGCGCGACAATGCGCTGGCTTGTCGGTTTTTCTATTACGGGCATTTAATCGGGTATCGTTATGATAAATGTCTCACAGAGTTGAGTAAAGAGTTTTATTTGAGCGAAACGGTGATCGGCCAGCGCCTAATGAACCGGCAGGGATTTATAAAAAGTCTACGCATTGAAGGTACAACCGGCAAGGATTTGCTTACCAGGTACCCACATTTTAATTGGAGGCATTTATAGTATGGATGGTTCGCAATTGGCAAAATATGCAGTGCAAAGGCCGCAACCATTGAAAGGTACTTTGAAAAGGAAGGCCCGCCAATGGTTGTACGCGAAACGATACGCTTTATTGATGATAATTTTAGGATGCAGGGCTGGCAGGGAGCGTCATTTATTCCGTGGCAACCTAACAAAAAAGGCACCCGCATTTTAGTACACAAAGGTGATCTGCGGCGTGGTTTTAACTATTACCCTTCACCTGGCGAAGTCTACTTTTACAATAATATTGTATATGCGGATATTCATAATCGCGGCGGTATTATCAATAAACCGGCCCGAAAGGAAGATTTTGTGCGTAACCGGCATATCGGCGGCAAGCGTAATGGCATGTTTAAGAAAGGCACCGCGCCAGGGGATGGCTTTACCTTTAGGCCTAACATTATTGTAATGCCACAGCGCCAATTTGCGCCGATTGAAGGACAGGAAAGCCTGGTTTTAAATGCTGCAATTATGAAGTACTTAGAACAGGATATAGGCAATATACTTCGATTTTGACCGGGATATATGCACAAAAAACCGTTAAAGAAAGCGGGAGAGTTGGCTGTTAAGGCCCCAAACCAACGTTTTAACGGTTAATTACACCCGGTAAGGCATACCGACAGAACGGCTTTCAAGGCCGCTGCCGAACCCTGACGGCGTGTGATACAAATATAATAATGTTCTTTGACAGATCGAATGCCAAACGCTTGTTTAAAGCGGTTTTAATTGATTATTAAAAGCTGTTTATACCTTTACCCTAAGCCGTTGTTGCGTTTGTAGTGGGCCTGAAAAGCCCGATTGCAGAGAGGCCGCAGCGGTTTTTATTAAACAATAGACCCTTTGTATGCAAAACCTATCGGCGATAGAGCGGTTAGACGCAGTGTTGGCCTACTTTATTATTAATCCGGAAAAACACTTTCAAGTTCAAAGTATTGCAGACTATTTTAACATTAATGTTTTTTTAGACCGGGGAATTCTGAACGGACTTATAGATGATCGCTATATAAAAGAGAGTATTCTTCCTTTGCCAATTGGTAGCCGTAGCATATACGCAGTAACATTTGATGGCAGATATTTTTATGAAAACTGTGGTTATAAAGAGCAAAAACGTCTCGAAGGGTTAAAAAACGCCCTTGCTGAAAAAAAGGAAAAGATAGCCTCAAGACGCGAAAAAATGCTAATATGAGGCACCTGGGACGCCACTATTGTAGGCATTTTGGTTCTTTCTTGGCAAATATACAGCTACTTTTACCCCGTTCCGGTGGATTGTAATATATTTCATGGGCTGAATAAATAGGCATCATTTGACTTATTTGGCGGCGGCCTTATTAATAATTTTGTCATTGTTATTTGTTTAAGTTATAGGCGATTAATTGCCTCATCCTATTGAGCATATTACCGCATAAAGAGGTATTATTACTTTGGCCTGTAACAACAGCATAAAAGGCGGCCACCTCTTTTTGCTTGTTTACAATTGTTTCCAT